CCAGATAACCTGATCTGATGTAAGTGGCATTTCAGCGCCAACCATTCTTAAGAATCCTGATAACGTTCTGTTACCATACCTTTCCACTTCTTGTTCATAAAGCTCTGGCAAATATTGCTGTGCCCACGTGTCAAAATTACCATCTGCAAAGTCAATATAATTGTCTTGTACAGTAACTTGTTTAGGCATTGGCGTTATGCTAGGTGGAACGGCTCCTCCTGATAAACTCATAATTTATTTTTTATTTATGTTCTTTTTTTAATTCTCAACTTAGTAGCATCTGGGCCGCTTATAGCTCTTACTTTCCAACCATTTGGCATTGTCTCTCCTTGCTCACCCGATCTTGGAGTATTATCTATGTTTTTTGATTTGGAAACAATATCTCTAGTAGCATCAGCTTTGCCTTGCTCATAGAAATGTTCTGCTATTCTATCGGCGTTCCGCGCGACATACAACGCTTTGTGGTAACCACTTAAATCTGAAATTTCGCCTTTATCATTTGTAAAAGGTTTTACAAACTTACCAACGTCATCTTGATTATCCGCTACCTGAAATGGATTTGATACTTTATATCTAAATTTCTTTTCACCAACATTAAAATCAAAACCTTTGAATTCATTATTAAAAAGATCCTTAGTATTCTTTATAAATCTATTTCTCGTTTCTGTCATTACGGATTGCTCCTTGTTGTATCTATTGAAAAAGTCCATAGCCTTCTGTTGTTCATTAGTAGTAGACGGCCTCAACTTGATTTCATCGTAATACTTACTTTTCATTTTATCCAGAAAAGTTCGGGCTTTCGCAACTTCTTCTTTGTACGCAAGTTTTTGCTTACGCACAAATCTTTCTTCGTCCACTTCTTCATCATAATTAAATTTATCTTCCATTAAAAAAGATATTTCACTATCATCAAGATGTGGTTTAGTTTTTTTATAATATTCTCTTACTAGTAGATTATCATCAAATTTAGTATAATCTTTATTTAAAGTAACATAATCTTCAACTGTACCTCCAGTGTCTTGCATAAAATCAACTAGCTTTTTTATATTTTCAGGTAGTTGAACACCGGTTGTTTCTTCTTTTACTATAGCTTGTTCAGCTTGCTTTGTTAATTCTTGCGCTTCTTCTTTAACTTCATTTATTACCGTGACTTCCTCGTTCGCATCTTCGTTTTTCGTTTCGACTTTTTCTTCGGTAACTTCTTCAAGTCTTGGTTCGGGTGCTCGCTCCTCCACTTTTTCCACATCTTTGGTTTGTTCAACCGCATCCACGTTTCCTGCGCTTTGCTCTGGAATGGCATCTTCTTCTTTTTTAGTTAAATCTAATTTTGTTACTTCTTCTTTAGTGTTAGTATACTTTCGAGGTCTACCAACTTTCTTTTTCATTTTTAGAGGTTCTTTAGTCTCTTTTTCTGTTTGTGTTGACATAATAAAATATAATAATTAAATATTGAGTGCAGTTTCACCTTGCTCATTTTCAAAGTCTATAGGTGTTAAATCATTTTTCTTTTGATCTATCATAGCACTTTGTTGTGTACCAATTATCTTGGCTCGTTTATCTTTACGATCTTCAATTTGTTTTTCTCTATCAGTTTCTCGATTTATCTTTTGTTGACCTAGCTGCATGTTGTAGTTAAACTCAAGTTCCATTAATTCTCTCTTAATTTGAGCTTCAACTCTCATACGTTCTATTTCAAATTGAGATTTTGCTTTTTCTTTTTTAACTTCAACGTCCATAACCGCTTGCTTCTTTTGAACTTCAGCCATAGCTGCTGCTTCGCTAGCTTGAGCATTTGCTTGAGCTTGAGCTTGTATATTAGCTTGATTAGCTGCTTGAGCTGCGGCTGCTGCACGCTTACGTTTAAGCTTTAACATTTGATTAGCTAACTTCAAGTTGTTTATATTTCTAACATCAATAGCATCTTCTAAATTTATACTACCTTTAGTTAGAGCTGCTTGAATATTAGCTTCTAATTGTTCTTTTTCTCTTTCATCTGGGACTAAGTCTAAATATAAACCATAGTCAAATAAATGAATATTTTTTAAATCATCTAATTGGCCTACGTTCCAAGTAGATATACTATTTTTTAATGCTTCTTCTGTTAATGCAAATTCAATACTATCAGAAGTTCTTAATACTATATTTTCACAAGTTTTTAAAGTTAAGTATAAATAAGAATTAAGAATATGTTTTGTAGCTACGTTAGAATTTGCAGCTGCTAATTTTTGTAAACCTACTAATGAATCTGAGTTAGGCATACTACCATCTCTAGCTTCATTAAGTCCCGTTACATCTCTAATCATTTGTAAGTAATATTGGTAAGTCTGTATAAGACTTTGTATTTTATTACCACCATTACTTGATTGTAATTCTTGTATAGGTACTCTGCCTGGATTAGGATCACCATCTACTGTCATAGATCTACCTAATATACTACCAGTTTGAAAATACATGTTTAAAGCTTCTTTAGCGTTATAATTTGTACCATTACCTAAATCTACTTCAGCTAAACCATCAATATCCATATATACACCATCAGGTATTAATTTAGATATTACTTGCTGTATTTTTAAATGTGTTAACTGTATCATATCGGCAAAGCCTGTCATTCTACTAACAAGTGATTCTATTCTACCTTTGTATAATTTAGGTGCACATATGTTATAATTCATATTAACTTTAACTAAATTAGACTTTGGTCTTGTCATGTTTTTAGCCATACCCCAGTCTAACATCATGTCATATCCTAAAACTTTACAACCACTATATAATACTTCTATTGATCTACCTACTCTATCAAAATTATCTGTTGATGGTGGATTAAAAGTATCTGGTTTTTCTAATGCTTTTTCTAAACCTGTTGATGTTCTTTTTATTTTAAATACTTGATCACTATAAGTTTTATATTCATAATACAATAAGTAAACATAATTGCCATCATAATTTTTATTATAGTTATACAAGAAACTAGCATTGCCTTGATATTGTTCTAGTTTTTCTACTTGTTCATCAGTTAAATATGGAAATTGTTTTTTAATTTCAGGTATAGACAAAGCTTTTACTTCACCTACATACCATATATCTTGAAAGTTAGGATCTTCAGTATATGAATAAACCATACGAGTAGGATCAACATATTCTACTTTAACACCTTCAGCTGAGTTCCAATTTGTTTTAACAGCTCCAATACCTAAAGTAACTAAATCTTCTATAATTCGTTTTTTAGTTAAACTATATTTGTTAAACTCTAAAGTATTATTTATAGCTTCTTCTGCTGCTATTTCACTAGCTTGCTTATAACTAAGCTGCATGTGTAAATCTAGTTCGTCTTTGTTTTCTGGAAGTTCTTCAGGATTTTCAGAGTTAAATAAATTTAAACCTACAGCACCTTGTAAGTTATTTAAAAACTCTTTAGCTTGCATGTCTCTTAATATATCTTCAGCGTATTTAGATCTCATACGTCTTGATTCTGGATCTTGAGCAAATGCTTTAATATCATATAACTTATCGTCCATACCATTAACAACAATGTCTACAAACTTAGGTATAATAGGAACAGGTTTCCAATCTAAATTAAGATATGATAAATCACCATTTATAGCTAGTTCATCTTTATATTTTTGAACTGGTTGTTCTGCTCTAGCATATAACCTACGCATCCTAAAGCTATTATACATGGTGTTAAATCTATTTTCAACTCCAGATCTAGTCCCACTAAACCAGTCACCTTCAATAGCCATAGCAACTTGTTTGCCATACTCCATGCTTTCTTTTACTGCGTCAGGTACCACCTGATCCGGAAAGGCGCTATAAGTATTGTTAATCTTCATTCATTATATTATTTGTGACATAAATCCTTTGTTATTGTACCTTCTTATTCCAAGGTCAATATTATTTTTTTGTCGTACAGGAACAGGCCTATATCTATTCTTATTACAAGCCATTATTGCTAAACCAGAACTAATTGAAGCATCATATTTAGTTCTATTGTTTATATTAAAATGACTCCAGTCTTCTAATGTTTTTTGAAAATACATATCACCAAAACCATCTTCTACTTCACCTACATAAGTTTCTATGTAATATTCAATAGCAGCTGCGTGAGCTTGCTTAATATCTTCACTTGAGTTAGGTATACCACCTATTTCTCTTTCAGACGCTGATAACTTTGTAGCTAGTTTATCAGGTCTATTCATACTAAAACCTCTATAACCTCTTCTTTTAAAATGATATAATAATCGAGGTTTATTGTTTTCTGCTAAAAGTGGCATACCATAAAATACACAAGCCATTAACACGTCTTCAAAAAACAACTCAGCTGTTTCAGGTCTTGCAACATATTCTAGAAAAAAGTGATTTGCAGGAACTTCTTCCATAGAAAATTTAGTTAATCCATGTAATGCTCCTTTACTGCCGCGACCATCAACAGTACCGCTAATATCGTAAGAGTCACAGCCAAAAGCTCCAACGTGTTCGTTACCTGGGTATTTAACTCCATTTTTTATAATCACTCTATTTTGTAAACTTTTAGGTGGTATCCAACTAATTAAAAACCTACCTTGTGGATTAGGCACAAACATAACCTCTGTATCTTTTATACCACCTATCCACATAAACGAGCCTTGTGTTACATTAGCTCTATTATTAATATCTTCGTTATAATCTATTTGTTGATATATTCTAGTTAAATTAAATAGACTATCTTTTGTTTCATCTCTAAATGCGTGTTTTTCAGTTCTTGGAAATTGCCTGTAATATTCATTTAAAGCGTCTTGATCATTTTTTAAACCTTCAACTTCGTTTTCCCAGTGCTGTATAACCCCTGTCGTAATTGTTCCACCATCGATTGTTTTAACTGGATTTGTTGGAGAATCAAAGACAGGTGATCCGAAAGTATCCATGAATCCTTCGTAGTTCCACTCCATAGGTATGAACAAGCTATAGAGTCCAGAAGTTGTTTGTCCGTTTTTATTTCTTTTATTAACGTCGCTATTGTTGTATAATTTTCTAAAGTTTCCTCCACCTTTGTCTAGTGCATTTGATGTTGAGCCCATCATACATTTACCTACAACTCTTGATCCTAGCCTTAATGTAGTTTTTGTAACTCTCCAATTGTTTAATATATTATCAGGACGTTCCCATTTACCGCTTTCATCGTGAGCTAGCAGTTTTAGCTTTTCACCATCATAAGAGTTATCGCCTGTATTTTTCCAGTCTATAGTTGTGTCAAGTCCTTCTAGCTCTATATCTTTAATATTTTCTTGGAGCTTTCTACGAGTAAGTTTCGCGGCCGGAACTCTATAAGCCAGTTCAGTCTTTGGCCTGTCCATACCGTCTTGAATGGGTTTAAAAAAGAACGGATAGTTAACTGATATGGGGACAACTTTATCTGTGAACATTTTCTTGGCATCGGCACCAGACTTGGATAATATACCGAATCTAGAATCACTTGAGATTGTTGCCAAGTTGACAAGTTCTGCTGAAGCCATAAACGAAAATCCAGATCGTCTGTTTTTAAGATAGCACATTCCGTAACATCTTCTATCAGCTTTACACGCTTCCCAGAATATAAAGAATAATCTATTTGCTTCTCTATATTCAGGTGCTCCAATGTCGATCTTTGACCATTGCAAGTACATGTAATGAGTACCAGTAATATATACAATATTGCCGTTATTGTAGAAATGAAAACCTTGTTCTCTACGCTTAAATTCTTCATCTATATAGTCGTACCATTTTTCTTTAAAATCTAATGGATATTCTTCCCAATCAAATCTAGTGCTTATCCTTTGTAGTTCTTTGGGATATTTAAATTTTTCCCAATACTGTTCCTCTTTATTTTCGCTTCGTTTATACGGTTCATCGACTGCTGGTAAAGCAATGCGTAAGTTTTGAATTTCAATGATCTGTCCAATTTTACCTGTTTTACTTATTACTACAAAATCATACTCTACATTATAACCGTACTCCCACTTTTTATATCTGTTTTGCTTCTTTAATATAGAAGGATTTACAACGTCTTTTAATTCTTTAAATAAAGTTTGTTGATAACTCATTTACT